TAACCAACTCTCTAAACATAAACTCAATAGCGCGTCTCAAAAAGTATACATTCTGATACCTTTCTAGCTTAACGGTAGAATGCATAATCTTGGATAAAAGTCGCCCTGGTCCCGACGGCCCTGGTTAGCAATTAACCATAAACGCTGAAAAAATTAAAACAGAAATCCAGGTTAGTGGACCGCCTGGGCGTCTGATTCTGCTATTTCTTCGGCGCTCTTACTGTGAACAATAATCGGGGTCCCTGGCCCCATGTAAGCGCCTATAATATTAAATTCTGCGTATTCGATCGCTTCATGCCGGGTAAATTCTGACTCATCCATCATTACTTGGATGATTTTATCGTAAGAATAAACCAATAAATCGCATACCAGGGGATCGTCGGGCCGGTTCGTCGTCCCGATTATGGCCGCGTCCAGGCCGTCATATTTTAAAGCCGGCTCCATGCCAGGCCCCCTTTTTATTTATCCAACAAGGCGCTTTCCAGGGCGTCCACCATCATATCATCGACCGATGTTTCGGTTGATTCGGCCGCTTCACGGGCCAGGTTAATTAAGATTTGATAGACTTCCTCTTTGCCCATCACTTTTAAAATTCCCATGACTGCATCAATCATTTTTTAAACTCCTTTTTTTTATTAACTTCCCTTGGGGTATTTTTCTTTTACCGCTCGACAATCGGAAATGTATTTGTCAATTTGCGCCTGGTCGCCTTTAACGACGCCGTCCAAATAATCTGTTATAGGCGGGTATGCGTCAAACCTATCTTTTTTATAAGTAGATACGGGCAACGGTTCGCCATTCTCGTCTAATTCGACTGTTATAGTCGGTATATCTTCATTTCTTAACATTAGAAATTCCCTTTATTATTGCCCATACGCTTTAAAAACACCCTGGACAAGCGACCCTGTTCTAGATGTTCCCGCGCCCGCCATCAAACTAATGGCGTTAAGGGTATTTAATTGTGTGGGGACACTTGGTTTTATACCGATCCACATTGGACCAGAATGATTAGCGCCATTATTATATGGCCTGACGTTACTGAAATCGCCGTTGGTCCCTTCTGCGCTATAATGCTCTATTAACTCCATTCTAAAGACTGTATTATTAACGCCGGTGGTCGGGTGTTTGTTCCATATCATCGACCCGTTGTACATAGCCGCAAAACTGTTGGTGCCATCATAATACTGCCGGGTACCTCTGTTATAAGTAACCCAACAAGGATTTGGGGCGCCCCCTCCAATATTCCAGGTTGTAAACGGTACAGAAAACGAGCCTGTTGTGTGAAATTTCATGGACAAAGTCATGGCGCCTGATGTACTTGCAACGGCACTATCTTGACGCATTGTAATGTTGACAAATTCAAAACGAATCGAATCATAACCGTCCAATCCATCAACTTTCAATTCACTTGTCGGCCCCGATGTTAAATTATTCGCTTCACTAATCAAAGTCCATCCACCGCCGCCGCCACCACCGGAACCGTCCGCGCCGGCGGGTCCTTGTGGACCTTGTGGACCTTGTGGACCTTGTGGACCTTGTGGACCTTGTGGTCCGGTTGCCCCAGTTGAGCCAGTTGAGCCAGTCGCCCCGGTTGCCCCAGTGTCGCCTTTATACGCCATTAATTGCCAATACGTTGTATTGGTCGCCGAAACGCCTTGCGATTCTACCAGGGCAATATAACTACTCCCATTAAATGATACCGCGTCCATTGGTTGGTACGTCGTCGAACTGGACCAGTACCCTTTCCAGGCCGGGCGGACCTTCCCTAAATTTATAATTGCCATTAAATAATTACCTCTAATTCTTGATTAGCGTTGATGCTTAAATTACTTGCGGTTCCGGTCCCAGAATAGTCGGCCTTTAAATAACCATCGGCCCCGAATGTCATGCTCCTGGCCACCGAACCGGTCCCGGCCCCGTAATATTCGATCGATAAATCACCGGTATTAACATCAACTGAAAACGTCCCGACCTCATCCAACGACAACGCCGCCCCGGACGATCCGCCGCCGACTGCGGCGCCACTCCCAACCGTGACGACTGACCCGTCCGAATGTTTCGTAAAAATGAAACCGTCGGCCGTATTAACGGCCAATTCGCCAGGCACCAGGTCCGACGCGACCGGTTCCGACCCCGCAACGCTAGAAAATTTTGTGACGATTCTGTTAGTCATGTTAGAAAGTCCCGCCAGAAATCTGTTGGCCGTCGTCCATTTTGGACGCCAGGCTTGTGGTCATTGTCGCGATAAAATTGGCATCGTCGCCCAGGGCTGCCGCCAATTCGTTCAAGGTATCCAACGCCCCAGGAGCGCCGCCGACCAGGTTATTAATCGCCGTGGTGACAAATTGCGTGTTAGCGATCTGCGATGAATTATTACCCGATGCCGCCGTCGGGACCGATGCGAACCCGGTGAAGGTGGGCGATGCGATATTCGCTTTTGTATTAACCGCCGCCGTTTGTGCCGTGTCTACCGCATTAAGGGCCGCCGTTTGAGCCGCGTCATTGCCGGTAATTGTCGCGGTTAAATTGGTATTTAACGAACTAAGGGCCGTGTCGGTCGCATAATATCCATCGCCGCCAATAATATCTATGCCCGCCGCCGTCCCGATAAATAATCGGTCCGACACTTCCGAATAAGCCAACTCGCCGGCCGTTAACGACGACGGGACCGATGTTACATTCGAGCGCTTGATTAAAATCTGATTAGCCATTTTTTAAAACTCCTTTTTAGAAATAACCGCCGTCAACCTTGATGGCATTAAATAAATTGTTGGGTAATTCCTGGACGTTATCCAGGCTATTGGACGCAAAATCGGCGACCGTTTTGGTCCGTAGTCGGTCGGCGTCCAGTCCCGACCCGGTTCCGTCCACCGTTTTTATTTTTTCCAAAATTATCCCGGCCGGTTCATCCGCCAACGCGCCAACGTCAACCGTGATAATTTCATTGGTAATATCAACTTTCATACTCCCCCCTTAATCATCGAGTCACACCAGAATCGATTTCGACCCGGCCCTGTAATAATCGCATAACCACCCCGTCAGAATTGCGGACCATTTCGACGTCATAATAGGCCGTTCCAGGGGGTAATTGTTCGGTCACGCTTGCCGGTATTTTCATCGTAAATGATGAGTCAGACGGCGCTATTTCCGAAAAAACAAAAGTCGCCAGGACTGTTTCAGATTCGACTGCCTGGCGCATTTGTCCACGCAAGGAAAACCCCGCCATATCATAAACGGCCCCGTCGTCGCTGACGCGTAAGGTCCTGGTAAATGTCGCCCCTTGTTCGACTAAAAAATTTGCTACTCCCGCCGCCATTAGGCCCCCTTCTTAGATTCTGCGTTAATGTTCATGGTGTACCCGGCCCCGCTTATGGTGTGGGTCGCATCTTTCACAATCCAGGGACCGGCATAACCGTCGCGGAAACCGGATAATGTTAATTTTGTTTCGGCCAATAACCTGGGATCACCTGGCGCCGTAACCGAAACCGTCGCGGTCCCGCGTTGATAATCGGCCAGTTTTGCGGCGGCCGCATTAAGCGCATCCGATGCCGCATTAAATGCCTTTCTAAGCGAATAAACCGGCTCCCCTTGGCCGACAGTAACGTCGACAGTTTTCGCCGCGTCCTGGTCATGATAACGGGCCGAAACCGTTGAAAACTTGCCCCTTTCCTGGAAAGTCACCTGGTAACTGGTGACGTCTTTTTGGGCCAGGGTAATTTCTGCTAAATTCTGGCCGCTTACTGATTTGGCCGCGCCGCGTTCGGCGAAAACCAAAAGGCCCGGCGTTGGTTTTGCAATGCCGCCCAGGTCCCGCGCCAACCGGGTCAATAAATTAATATCCGATTCGTCGACCTGGTTAATGACGTCGTAATCAATACCAGAAAAGGCCCCGGAAATTTTCGGGTCCAGGCCATGCTCCTGGGCGATCTTTTTGACAATATCAACTAATTTTATTTTTTCCGGTGTGGTCCCTTCTTTTTGCCAGGTCCGTATTTTTGTTGCTTTCAAAGATTGCCGCATATTGGCCGCTTTGGCCCGGATCGCCATTGTTTCGGGCGGTCCCGAAAGGGTTATTTCATCGACGATATAAACGCCCATCAGGGCCAGGCTTTCTTCCTTATACCCCAAATAAATGGTTAATTCGGCCCCGGTCCTGGGCAAAGCAACATCGTTGCCGCGATCGTCCAGGATAATTTCGGCGGTGTCAGATTTTAGGCCCGACTCATCTTTTACGGTCAACGAAACCAGGCGTTTTTTTATTGCCTGGGTAATGTCTTGGCTATCCGCCAGGACCTTAAAATAAGGGGTGATTAGTCCCATAATTTAACGCCGTCCGTGGTTTTGGGTGGCTCGATTTCTGGCAATTCTACCAAAAGGCCGCGCGGTAATTCTGGCCCGTGGTCGGCCAGGCCCGGATTAGCCAGGTAAACTTTTTCGGCCGTTCCATCGGTGGACCCGTAAAACCTCCAACAAATATAATCGATCGTATCGTTTAATAAGGTTCTGTATCGCATTTAATCCGTTCCATATCTTTTAAGTCCCAGGGAAAAAGTTATTTTCCGGGGCGTTCCGTCGCGGTTAAAAACTGTCTGATTTTCAGAAATTGACTCGATCACAAAAAGGCCCAAAACATCGCCGCGCCCGGTAATGAGTCGCAACGGTTGACCTTCTGCCGCACTTGAGCGCATAACACCCAACTGGCCCAGGCCCCCTTTATAATGCGGAAAAATAACCCCCGACATTTTTACCGACTCCCCGCCCGGCCCGACATATTGCAACGCCGATCCGTTGCCGACGCGTTCCTGTTCGGCCCACCGGTAACTGGTTTCCCGGCTAAGATCACCATATACGGCCGAATCGACCGAAAACCGAAAATCACCTAACGACATGAGTGCTTGAGCCATTTTTTATCCTAAATCAAATAACGCGGCGCGATGATTGTCGCCCGCTTGTTGTTCGCGTTGCCGCATTTGAATTGCGACCTGGGCCGCTATTTCTTCGGACGACTGCCCCGGGGCCGCGTTAACGGTAATCGGGGCATTGATATTGGTGGCGCTTGAATTGTTCGCCCCGGGCGCCTTGATCGCCGGCAATGCCTGGTTGGTGGTGTAGCTTTCGATCGATGTTCCGCCGCCCATCCAGTCCGGCAAAATACTTTTAACCTGGTTAATCATTCCCAGGACCGAATTAACCCCGTCCAT